ATCCGTTTACAGGAAAGTACACAATTTACGTGCCTGATTTTTTTATTGTTTACGAAGATAAAAAAGGTAAACAAAATGTTGAATTAATTGAAATAAAACCTGCAAATCAAACATTTAAAGAAAATCTAGGACGTAATAAAAATAATCAAGCACACTATGTTTTAAATCAGGCAAAATGGGCAGCCGCTAATGCATGGTGTAAACAGCAGGGTATAAAATTTAGAGTAATAAATGAGGGAGATATTTTTCACACAGGACGTAAAAAATGAAATTAAAATGCTGGTATTTACAAAACGGAATTTACATGGATCATACTATACAAGGTTATCGAGTGCTACCATGTTGTCAATACCAACACACAGAAGAATTTGCGGCTGTTGATCATCCCTCAAAAATACATGAACATAAGTTCATAAAAAATATTAAAAAAGAATTTAAGCAAGGCATAAAACATAAAGGCTGTGACATATGTTGGAAAAACGAAAAAATATTAGGACATTCCATGAGATTAAGAATGCCCGATCAAGCAAGAAATACTAAAAAAGATTTCAAACCCAAAGGTCAATTTGAAAATTGGGATTTAAGACCTAGTAACATATGTAATATAAAGTGTGTTATGTGCCAGCCTTATTGTAGTTCTAAATGGTATGAAGATGCTGATATATGGCAAAAATACAACGGTGGAATTAACATTGTAGAAAGTTTAAGAAATAAACCTGAATTTGATTGGGATTATGTAAAAGAAAATGCTCCTAATAATGCATACTCCATATATATTGCAGGCGGTGAGCCTTTGTATGATAAAAAAGTTTTTGATTTTATTGAATATCTATCTAACTTTAAATGGAATTTAAAAAATACCAATTTAAGATTTAATACCAATGGAATAAGTTACACAGATAAATGGGATAGTGTATTAAGCAAATTTGAAAATGTATATTTTATAGTTAGTATGGATGGTTTAAATGAAGTTGACGAATACATAAGATTTCCTACTAACTTTAATGAAAAAATAAAACAAATTAACATTTTTCAAAAAAAGAAAAATTATCAATATGCTGTGAATACTACCATAAGCGCATTGAATTTTCCTGTTGTTCAAAAGCAAATTAGAAAATATTATCATTGTATAGGATTAAACACTTTGGTACAACCTCATTTTTTACACATCAATAGCTTAAAGCCAGATGTAGTTTACAAAATGAAAAAAGATAAAAAAATTAATAATCCATACATTGCTGATTTAATTAAAAATCACAAATATTCTCCTAAAGGTAACGATACTTTAAAAAAGTATCTTTCAGATTTAGATCAAAAAAGAGGAACAGATAGTAAAAGAGTTTTACCATGGTGTTGGGAGTAGATAAATAATAGTAGTATTTAATGGACTATTATTATGACAAAAAAATTAGAAGACTTGCTTAATCTGCCTGATAACAAAGAAACAAAAGAAACTTCTGTAGAAAACGTTCCTTCTAACGAAGATACATTTAGAGATATAGCCGAGCTAGACAAAATTAATTCTGCATTACCTGCTGTAAAAGGTTTAGGTGAAATGGCAGATAAAGAATTAAACGAAGTTGCAGACAAAGCAATGCAAGCATACGAAGATCTAATGGATTTAGGTATGAATGTTGAAAGCAGATATAGCGGTCGTGTGTTTGAAGTTGCAGGCACAATGCTAAAAACAAACTTAGATGCCAAAGTTGCTAAACTAGATAAGAAATTAAAAATGGTTGAATTACAACTTAAAAAAGAAAAAATGGATAAGGATTCTGGATCTCTACCTGATGGAATGATAGAAGGCGAAGGGTACGTGGTTACTGATAGAAATAGTTTACTTGAGCGTCTAAAAGGAATGGATAAAGATAAATAGTATTATAGTTTAGGAAATAACAATGAAAACATTTGCAGAATACTTAGTAGAGTCAGAAAAAGTGTATAGTTTCAAAATCGGTGTTGCTGGAGAATTACCAGAAGGATTTGAAGGTGCATTAGAGACTTCATTAAAAAAGTTTGGAGTTAAAAATATGACTCCTGGTAAAAAAACACCTATACAGGAACGTCCATTAGACTTTCCACAATTAGAAAATGTAGACGTAACATATTATGAAGTTGATTTACATTATCCTACTACAAGTCAAGTTTTACAAGAGTACGTAGGACAATGTTGTAACATTAGTCAAAGTCATGTCATTGTTCGTAATCCTAACGAACCTCAAGAGCTATATCAACAAGAAAAAGACGAAACAGAGTACACTGCAAAACTCACCGTTGAAGATATGGGCGGCGAAAGTGCTCAAGATCAAGTAGGCACTGCAAAAGTTATGGATTTACTTAAAGAGTTAGAATCGGCTCGCAAAGAAAGATCTAACAATTATATTGGCGATGCTCCAGTAGGAGAAAGCAAAGACATTGGGGATAATGAAAATAGTAAGGCGGTATTATCATGAGCAATAAAGAACAATTAAATGAAGTAGCCCCACTAGTTGCAGCATTAATGGGTGCATTAGTTGGTATGGGTTTAGAAAGAAACAAAGCTCAACAGGCAGCTCAACAAGCAGTAGCCGATGCAGGAGCAGGAGACGGCGCAGCAGGCGCAGCACCTGCAAATGCACAACCAGCAGCACAAGCACCACAAGGTGATGATTATAATCAAACAATGAGACGTGGTAGCAGAGGTGAAGGTGTTAAACAACTACAACAAGCATTAGGAATGCGTCAAGTAGACGGTATATTTGGACCTGCTACAGAACGTGCGGTGCGTACATTTCAGCAAAATTCAAATATAAAAGTTGATGGTATAGTAGGTCCAGAAACTAGAGCAAAAATAGCTCAATATGCCGCAGCAGGAGATGATGATCCGGCAAGATCTCCGTCACCAACAGAAGGAGAAAATAAGTCAAATAAAGATGTAACAAACGAAGCTGTATCATTTGATGTTGAAGATTTAGTAAGACTAATGCAACTTGCTGGCGCAGATAATGCAAAAGCAGTCGATGCAGATGATATTAATCCTGGTCCTAAGCCTTGTCCAATTTGTGGTAAAATGCATGGGCCAAGTCAACCATTAGGCGGCTGCGGCGCTAAATCAGATGAACCAGAAATGGGCGATATGATACGTATGATTTCAGCAGAAGAAGAAGAATTAGATGGTGATTTCCAAGATGCTTCAACTGAACCAGATGAAGAATATGCAAACGATGTAAGTGCAAGTATTCCAGCAGGAAACGACTTACACAAAAAGAAAAAAGCATATCCAGCAGTTGACGGCGGTGACAACCCAATGACAGCCGAAAACTTAGAAGCAAAAATAAAAGAATATTTGAAAAAATAAAAACTCCCCCCAGAACTCAATAGCGTCTTAGGACGCTATTTTTTTGGCTAATTACAATATGAACTATCTAGTTAAAGGCGCAGGAAGATGTGGATCTCAAGCAGTTATGCAATGGCTTGGACAAAATCAAAATTGTAAATTAAAATTTACACATGGTGCAGATACATTTGTTTTAAAAAATACAGAAAATTGGGCAGTGCATGATCATTATTGTTGGACTCCAACACACATAGGAAGTTGGGTGCTAGTTTATTGCACAAGGAAAAATAAATTTGAACAAGCATTGAGTAGGTGTATTGCAGAAAAAACAAACAAATGGAATGATTACAAAGATTTAAAAATAAACAAGCCTATTTTTATACCGTTTGAAAATTTACTAAAAAAATATAACAATATTTTATATTATGATAACGTAATTATGTCAACTACAAAACAATTTCCTTGGAGAGAAATTATAGAAATAGATCAAGAAGATATGACTCCACAATTGTTTGCAGAAAAATTCAAATACAATAATATAGGAAATTCGGGTATAAGAAATTTTGTTGAAAAATTTCCTTTAAAGAAAAGAGAAGTAGTAGAAAATTATGCTGAGTTAAGAAAATTATTTAGACGACACGTAAAACAGGATAAGTAATATTATGAGTAAAAGTTTAGACGGCGTTTTAACAAAAAAAGCCAATCAACAAGAAACATTCACAGAACAACAAGTACAGGACTTATTACAATGTATGGATCCTGATACAGGTTATTTGTATTTTGCAAAACATTTTGCACACATACAGCACCCTGTTAAGGGTAAACTAATATTTGATCCTTATGAGTATCAATTAGGATTAATGCATAGTTATCATAACTATCGTTTTAATATTAATATGATGCCTAGACAAACGGGCAAGACTACTTGTGCAAGTATCTATCTTGCTTGGTATGCCATGTTTAATCCAGATCAAACAATCCTTATTGCTGCACACAAGTACACAGGTGCGCAAGAGATTATGCAACGTATTAGATATGTATATGAATTGTGTCCTGATCATATTAGGGCAGGTGTTACAAGTTATAATAAAGGCAGTATTGAATTTGAAAATGGTTCACGTATAATAAGTCAAACAACAACAGGTACTACTGGACGTGGTTTGTCTATTTCATTATTATACTGCGACGAGTTTGCATTTGTGCAACCTAACATTGCAGAAGAATTTTGGACATCAATATCTCCTACACTAGCAACAGGTGGTCGTGCTATTATTACTAGTACACCTAATAGTGATGAAGATACTTTTGCTACTATTTGGAAACAAGCAGAACAAAAGTTTGACGAACACGGCAACGAACAAGAAGTAGGCATTAACGGTTTCCACGCATTTAAAGCACATTGGAGTGAACATCCTGATAGAGACGATGAATGGATGAAAAACGAAATTGGTCGTATTGGCGAAGAAATGTTTAGACGTGAGTACGGATGCGAATTTTTAATCTTTGATGAAACACTTATTCACAGCATTAAACTTGCTGCAATGGAAGGTATAAATCCTATATTAAATATGGGTCAAACACGATTCTATAAAAAGCCAACAGGTGACAAAAGTTATATAGTTGGGTTAGATCCTAGCATGGGTACAGGCGGCGACTATGCGGCTATTCAAGTTATAGAA